GAGCAGATTGTCAGGCTCATCTGTACCGCCTTTGCTTATCGGTATCACATGATCGACAGTTGTTGCGTTTTCTGCACCGCAGTATTGGCAGCAATAGCCGTCACGTATCAGTATCCGTTCTCGGATCTTGCGCCAGTGTCGGCTGTTGCCACCTGTAGCTCTTGCACTTAAAGCTGCCATTTAATGATAACCATTCTTTAAGAAGAAGCGCCAAGCATTGCATGAGCTGCCGTACCGGTGTTTGTGATAGCGAAGTATCCAATCGACCTGCTTAAAACCGTCAAGGTTTTTGTACTTAACGTTGCGCAGTTGACCAATACCAAAGTGACTTCCGTTCTTTGCGTCAACTCGCCAATTACTCTCCTTTGTAATTAGTTTGTAAAAGCACTGATATTGGCTGTCATTTACTATTTGGCTGTGTGCATAGAGCTTGATTGCGTCACGATAATCAACGCCGTAGGCAGAGCTGTGGCCTATTCCGGCGCTGGCGATTACTGATAACAGCACCACTTTTTTTATTTTTCTTTTAATGATTAAACTGAAAGAGTCATAATCATTCTGTCTGGAAGTCATAAAATCTCCTCCGACTTGTATGCTCCAGCGTACACCCATGAGTCAAGTACATGCCAACAATGTGCATAACTTGAACGGGGCTTGGGCGTGTTGTACACAGGTTATCCACAGGCCTTCTCGCAATCCTTTGAATGGTTCTTGATGGAGACTTGCAGGATCGTGACCGAAACCAATGGCCTTGCTGTGTCAATATCAAAGACTTTGCCACAATCGCATGTGTGTTTAATGATCGTTCTCATTCGTCTAACACCAAAGCCTCATCAACTAGCTTGATACCAAATGAGCCACAGCCTGAACATTGGCTGAACCACTCATGAAGCGATAACTCCGCGCCCTTAGATAGCAAGTGCAACCTGCGCCCGTCACCGTAAAGCTTGGCACAGATCGAGCAATCAAATGTGAGTCGCCGCATAGCTGCTCCTTGCTAGATCGCCAATCGGATTGAGGCTGTCTTGGTTGACCCACCAGCTGTCTTGCTGGCTGTTTTTAAATTGCTTTTGCATAGCACTCTTGACCGGCAACCAGCCGACAATGTAAAGCTCTGGTGAGCGACCAACGACAAGCACTGCAACATCATCAACGCGGTCGTATGGATAGATGATTAACGAGCCGTTTATGTAGCTAGTCCAACGCACTTCTAAGCCTTTGCCTACGTCGGCCTTTACCTTGGCTTTGTTTTCGTTTATGTCATAGTCAAGGCCAAAGTATCTGGCAACAACCATTTCAGCGCCAAGAGACTCTGCGTACTCTGTAACTCGCTCATGATTGTTTAACTTAGTGTTGTATTGCTGGCCTCGGCCAAGTCCGTCTTGCGAAAAGACAACCTGAGAAGCTCGATTGTGGATTGCCCATTCCTCAGCTTCTGTTATTTTCATTTTAATAATCATGATTGGCACGCCAAACAGATCCACAAAATGCCGTAATCATCACGACCGCCTAGCTTGGGCGCAAAGTGTTGGCCTTTATCGCACCACTCAATTGCCGGTGGAATGACTTCATCTCGAAGCTCTGATCCGTCCTTTTCGACTTTGTATCGCTTGCCTGACTCCAGGTTAATAATCTCAAATTCACCCATGACTACACCTGTGGCTTCCACTGGCCGTCAGAGGACAGAACAAACCAACGTGGCGAGCATTGCTTGGCTTTGGTTTTTTCAACGCACATATAACCGCCCCAAGCCTTGCCAGCCTTATCGCCAGAACGCCAGATCATGTGACCATGAGTACAGATTGGCGCAGCTGCTACTTGTACGCCCCCAAGCTGTGATTTGATTTGCTCGATTGCAGAAGCTGCTGGCACTAAGTCCTCACTGATTGAGGTAGCCCATAGATCAACGTCCTGCGCACTTTCCTTGACCATTTGAACGTCAATGTTTTCGGCCTGACGCATATTTTCCTGAGTTGGCCTTGTGTCTGTGCCTAAGACCAGCCCTGCGCAACGTCCTATTGCAGAAGTGACAGTGTCCTCAACAAACCATTTTTTCATGTTGACGTTGTAGGTGGCTACATTGCCAAATGCGTAGTCAATACCTGCTGGGTGCTCGTCCTCGTATTTTTTATAAATACGGCACTCAACCAAGATATAGCCCGACTTGATATCAACGTCCACAATCGAAGTGTGGATTTTGCCTTCTGGATATGTAGCCCAAAAACGCTTTATTCTTTCGGCAACGCCTTCGTAATTATCTAAGAAGCTCATGATTGCTCCTTGATTAGCTTGCCTAGCTTGATACCGGCGGCGCGGCCACGCATGTAGCCATAAGCATTGCCAGCATTAACGCCTAGTGTGTAGAACAAAACCGATATTGCTAAGACGGCCAATAAGATCCAGCCGACGTCAATTGTGATTAACATATTGCTCCCGTAGCGACCTTGTCTGTGCCGCTAGTAAAAGAATGACGGCAAAGGCTGACAAAATCAAGGACAACGCCTAGATTTCGGCGTGTCTTTAGGGCTTTTTTGTCATTTCCAGCATTAGTTGATCCAAACGCGCTTCAATTCGAGATACCTGATCTTTAAGCGAATTGCCACCGTTAGCAGTTAGCTCATACATAATTCGCTCGACGGTAAATCTAAGCATTCTGTACAAAACGCCAACCAATACGACGGCAAGCCCTACAAAGGCAATCCACTCACTTTCGCTCATTTGCGACCATAAGCTGCGTCATTAGGATTAAGCCAGCGCATAAGCACCGGCACAAGGGCAGCAATACCAGCTGACAAAATAGCCTTTGGATCGCTTACACCTGCCATATAAACGGCAAGACAAGCGCCTATAAATGATCGAGCATAACTTGCAACGGCAGATTTCATTTGGTCTTTCATTCTGTCTCCTCATCTGGAATGTCGATTTCCTCAACGATGTTGTTGTTTGGCTTGGTTGGGTCATAGCCGCCTATGCCGTAGGTAATTTGTTTCATTATGCGATCCTAAATTGAATGCGTGTTTGTTGGGCACTTGAAGGTAATCCTGCAGTAATAGTTGAAGGCAAAGAACCAGTAATTCCGTCGTTTGCGTACTGGGTATAAATTGCATTACTTGGGCCTTGGGTGGTTGAAGCAACCGGTGCCCAGTTTCCGCTCGTATTTCCATAAGTAATAGTTCTGCCTGTTGCGCCTTGCCATACCCAAGCAAAGTAATAAAGTCCAGATGACAATGCTTGTGAAACTGTAATTGCTTTCAAGCCAGTAGTAGTTCCTGAAACTGTACCGGCGTCCAAGACTAGCGTTGAAGGTAAACCGTCAGAGTTGCTCGTGTAAATACCAATTCTTATAGTCGATGAGGCAGCTGCTGTTTGGACTTCTAAACCAAGGCGGTCAATAGTGATGTTTTCCTGTAAAAAAATTGGATAAAAATAAAGTCTATTTAAAGTTGCCGAAGCATTTGTTAAAGATGATCCATTACGCGACTCATACCAATATGTCGAACGGTATTGTATTTGCCAAGGATTTGAATACTTTAACGCTATGTTAGATAGATCAAGACCAATGTTGGCAGATGTTGAAGTGCCAGAGTTAGTGATCGGAGCAGTAACAGCGATAACGCCAGATGAACCAGCAGGCCCTGTTGCACCAGTCGCGCCTGTAGCCCCTGTAGCCCCTGCTGGCCCTTGGACTCCAACTGATGAGATTATGACGTCATTGACTTGTTCTGTAACTAGAACACTATTGTTGACTTGTGTGACTACTACTGTATTTGTCATGGCGTTAGTTGCGCATTCACGCTGGCAACTCCTTGAACAAGTCTTGTAATTATGCCAGTGCTTGAGGTAATCTCTAATTCATATTCATAAAGCGAAGCTGCAAAAGCCGCTGTTTGGGCTGCTGTTATACGTATAGAAAGCAAACCAGTTGCAGCAGTTATTGTGATACCTGATGACGATGTCAAATTCAGCGCAGTAATTGTTGTTGAAACTTGTCTAAATTGCATT